GATCATCATGTGCTTGATAATCTTTACGTATAGGCATAACAAGAGAGTCATTAACACTAAGATCAAAACCAATTACTTGGGTTTCACCAAGACTTGTTATTGTGCCATCAGCAGCAGTAACATTTGGATGATCTAAAGTATACTGGTTATATACATCGGCTGTAGAAATAAATTTACCATAAGCCGAAGCACTTCCATTAATATTATACAAACCAGTGGCTCCTAGATGTTGAATTTCATGAAGTGTTACATTCCAAATACTTCCCATACCAGCGGCTTGGAAAATTTCTCTTCTTGTAACTGGATCAATATCAGTATCAGTCCATTCACGAATATCAGCTGCGTCTTCAGGAGAAACATAAAGATCTGTAAGTGTACGACCTATTCTCTTAAATCCGACTATCATCTTGTTAATAAGTTCTTTTGACAGATACCCAGCACCTGTAGATGCTGGATTAATTTCATAAATTGGTGCAGGACGTGAACCAAGCAATCCCTTACCAGAAAATGAGGAAGTAGCAGCGGGAAGAATAATTCTCCATCCACATTCTTCTTCATAATCAGCTAATGCCTTAGCTGCTTTTTCAGCGGCTCTCTGAGGAATGTCAATTCTTGAATCTCTAGCATACGTGATTTTCCAGTCTCCTGAAGCATCTACCGTAAACGTAGGAACATATACTTCCTCACCAATACCTTCAATAAAATTCTGAGCGACATACCCAAGACCAGGAAGTACCCATACTGGGATTTCAAAATCTTCGGCTACTGGGTAACTAGCTTGTGCGCCAGGTCCCAATCTTTCTACTGCGAATAAACTTCGCATAATAGAATCTCGCTCAATTGCTTGAAGTATCGGAGTTGTTAGCGCAGCTGCGAAAGCTCTATATGCTGCAATACCTTCTGGAGTATTGATAGCAGCAGTAGCTTTGAAAAGTTTCTGCATTTCTTTTCTATCCATAACCTAACTATCCTCCCATCAAGTAGTTTTGGATGCGTTTTAATTTTTACGCATTAATCCATAATTCATTTTCATTTTCTTACCTTAATTATATCAACAGTTTAATCCTTATAGGATAAAGTGTAGTATTATCAATATTAGCCTCTACCTGAGCTGCACTTGCGCCTTTAACAACCTTAGCTACAACAGAAGTTACATTAGCAAGAGCTGTACCATTGGTGACCTTTCCACCAAGTACACCAGCACCAGACGCAACATAAAGTTGTTCACCAGGATGAAAATAGTCAGTACCTTTAGAGTCTACTGTATAATGAACAGTGTCCCAAATACCAAGATGCGCTATACCAGCTGGAACAGCTTTAGATCCATCTATATTACCATTAGCGTCATAAGATGGCTGAGCAATTGCATCCGAAGATCCAAGATCTCCAGGCATCATAAATCCAGCAGGATGTACATTATGATATCCAACTTTAACTTTTTGCTCTAAAAATCCAAAAGGATCCCTTTGACCACCATCAGCAGCAGGAGCTGCATCAGTATAGATATTCACTATAGCATCTTGATTTGCAGCGGCATGAACTAAATAACAAACTGAACCAGCGTAAGCCAACACTCCGCCAATTCCAGCAGTTACACTAGTAGCATTAAACTGACAAAATTGATTTTCTACAACTGGATGTCTAGGAATAAACATAATTATATTTCCTCCTTAACATAATTTTTAAAAATTACTTATCAACTTTCTTAATATTTTCAGCCATTTGGCTGCCTAATTCTCTATATTTAGTCATCATATCTTTATTAGGCATGACTTCCATATTAAGAGCAGCAGCAACAGAACTCATTGTATTCACTTCTAGATCACTATCAGCAGCAGCTTCTTCATCTTCTTCAGAATTTTCCTCAGCGTTTTCTTCTGAATTTCCTTCAGCATTTTCTTCTGAATTTTCTTCAGCATTTTCTTCGGAATTTTCTTCAGACAATTTCAATTCTGCAACAATAGATTCTCTTATAGCAACAAGCTCTTCTTTATAAGATGAAAAATCTTCATCAGACATTTCTCTAACTTTAGAAACTTGATTTTCAGTCTTAGTAGAAGATACACCAGCTTCTTTCAACTCTTTAATTCTAGCCTCAGCCAGCTTATCTTTTTCCATTTCTGCAATCTTAGATTCAGCTTCTTCTGCCCTTGTAACAATTTCAGATTTTTCAGTCTCAAAAGTTGCTTTTTCTGCTTCAAAGGTTGATTTTTCTGCTTCTAATTCTGTAATACTGGCTTCAAGAGTTTGGATTTTTTCATTAAGACCCAAAATATCTGATTCTCTATCAGTAAGTTCTTGGTCTTTTGCCTCTAAAGACTCAGTTAACTCGTTAATAGTATCAGTTGATCTCTGTAAAGCCTTTTCAGTCGCTTTAACCATTTCAGACTCTTCTTTTTTCTCGAAAATGTCATTAACGATCTTTGTGACGTCATTACTAAGTTGATCACCCATGAAGTTAAACCTCCCTAATAATTATTCTTAAAACTTATAATTAAATCTAAGTACAACACCAACCAATCTCTTATTAGTTTATAAAACAAACCATGTCCTTAACCCTGTTATATACAACTTTAGTTTTATATATAACTAATATAAATTACTTCCAAATTTGATTACTATCAGTATTAGTAAAACTAGCTTCGTCACCAAGAAATACCATGACGTCAAAACCCACATCCGCTGCTACAGTAGCTGTAGATTTAATAGATACGACATTATTAACAGAGTCTTTGTCTATATAATATCTTACAGCACCAGTATCGGATGTTGGAGTAGCTACTATAACACCACTAGCAACTTTATAACTATGAAATTCAACACCGCTAGATACTACTATTTCTTGAGTACCAGATGCCAACGTTACAGATTTCCCCCAAAAAAGAGGGAGTCTGCGCCCATTTCCTAAATTTCTATAAATAAGAGCTTTACTATCATCAGCGTTAACTCTCACCAATTTAGGCGTGCTTTTTTGATTAGGCATAAGCGATTACCTCCTTTTATTTTTTTACTTCTCTTAAAACAGTTTCTAATTCAGTCAGTAAAGATTTCCTTCTGTCTCTACTGTTCAACTCTTTTAGCTTAGATTCTACATAATTTTTTGCTTTCTTTTCAGCTTGTCGTTTCAAACAATTAGGATCAGTAACATCCCGTGAGCTAGAAGTACAAGCCATATCATATAAAGTACACCAATTCTCATGTATAATTTTTGCGTCTGGTCCTTCATATGTGGCATCTACTATTCTCTTTTTAAAACTCACACATATACCAACACTAGTTTGTGCACGAACATCCTCTACACTTATATCTGCTTCCTCCTCCTTTACCTTTGTATCTTTATGAGATTTAATGCTCTCTAATTCATCAAGATCAATAACTATTTCAGCTCCTTTATTATTATTTTTTTGTTTTTTAGCTGTTTCTAAAATTATAGACCTAGGGTTTGCTGGATGTTTAACAACACCGCAACCAGAAAATAATAAATCTCTCAATACCCTACTTACCTCACCTTTTGCAATTTCCTTTCCATTTTTTAAAATCTTAGCTAACATTCCTATTATTTCACTAGCAAATCCCAAACTTTCAGCTTCCCTTCGTGACATTACTACATCACCAATTTTAACGTCATAGTCTTGAAAATATGTTTCCATAGATAATTTCCATTTACCCTCAGTCACTTCTTTAGCTAACTCAGGAAATCTACTCTTATATAAAATACCAGCTATCATAACATCAATGTCCATTTTATTAAGTTCATCCATATCAACATTGCCAGTTTCATTCAAGTCCAATAAATTTCCAGCTTTGTCAACAAATTTGCTATCATATATATGTCCGACTATCTGATCTTCTTGATGTTCTATATCTAGTGCTTTATGATCTATGGTAGGAGCAGCTTTTATTAATTCTGATGGCATAAAATATGCATGATTTAAATTCTCCCCACTACTAACAAAAATACCAGAGAAAAACAACAAATCAGGAGTTTTATGCTCTGGAAAATTAACAACAGAAGCCGCTATTTCTTTAAGTTCATTTGTTTCCTTAACTATTTCTATATCGGCCTCAATTCTAACTGGCTCAAATTTATAGTTCACAATACAAACCTCCTATAAAAAGTTAATCCCTCTATAGTATAGAGGTTAGTTAATTATTTTCTTATTTCATTCACCTCTTAACTTAGATACTACCTTCATAAATAAACCAAACTCTTCCTTACTCATGTTTTTTATCATATCTTCTACTGCTACACTGGCTGACTGAGGAGTTACCCCAGGTTGTTGACTAGGCGACTTCTTAGTCACTTTAGTCTTATCTTTAGGGTTTGTATTAGTTTGTTTCGTTTTAGCAGGCTGTCCTGTAGGCCTATTAGTTTGAACTGCTTGCTTTGACTGTTGAAACGGGCTACCAATAACTCCTAAAGTGCCCTTCAATACTTCTGGCAATTCTTCCTGCATATTATTAAATTCATTATTAAAATCAAATCCTAATTGCTCAAGAGCTGTTCTATATGATAACATTCTACGATCTACCAACTGACTTATAGTAGACATATATAGAATTATATCCCTTAAAATAGT